AGTGTCTCCCACCTTACGCTACCGTAAATAGATGGATCAGGAACCATATTACCGGTTTCTAAATCGAATAAAGTGGTGACACCATCTGGTCTTCCATGCCCAGATGATGCCTCCGTCTCCTTCGTATGCGCGCTTTTCAGCTCCTCATTCGAGATTTTATTTTCTATATATGCATTATATGCATAGCGTCGTAAGTCTTGATGCTTTCTGAATTCAGCCTTGGTGAAATCGATACCGCCCCTGGCTGCGGTAATACCGCCTGCGATCTCTGCATCATATTTACATTCGTAACATCTGCATAACACCCCGGTAACCCATTCAATTTTCTCCGAAATAGGGTTATACCAATCTACAGAAACAACTTCCGCCACGTTATTCGACTTGATGACGCCTACTTAAACTACGCGTACATCCTATTGCGCTACACTTGCGACTTGAATGGGAATGAACCCCAGTCGCGTGTGACATAGTTATGTGTCCACAACGTGGACATTTATATTTTATAGGATTCATTTAATCTTGACACAAAGCTTACGCTTAAAATCATATCTAAATCCTTTCTTACATTTTGGTTTACCGTTGGCCCAAAATGGCTTGGACGTCTGCCCGGATGAAACCGGTCTTGAAGAATTTGGAGGAGGCCGAGGGCCACGTACTGGTCCTACTGGGGAGATCGGAACCTCCGGCTTCGCATCCCGTGAACCACTCGACTCTAATTGTTGCTGTAGGTAATAACCTGTAGCACCAAAGGAAGTAAAATCTACTTTCCCTGGATCATAATATACTCCAGTCCCTAAACCAGACGCTATAATATTATTTGGTGAAACCAAAGAACCACCACGCGTCAGTAATACAGCGCCTACGAAAACGGCGTCTTTACCGAAACCAATAGTTTCATGTCTTAAAGATCTGAATCCAGCTACGATGCCATCTTGCTGTGTATCGTAAATTACTCGATTCATTCTGCTTTGGGGATGATGTTCAAGAGCCCAAGTCAATAAACTCATTCTCACACACCCATTATTAAAAGGATTGAGGATTTATTCCAGCCAAGGCAAACACCCACAATCAAAAGTAATATTCTCCAGAACTTATCTGGTATTACTATATCAGTTTCTAAATCTAACTTCATGCCATGTCCTTACAAAGCATGTCACCCAATACGGTAATTTCGATACCTAAAGATGCTGCTAAATTAGACCTTAATCTTAATATCCCTGCTGGTAAAAAGCAGTTGAAAGACACTGTACCGCCTGTAGTTCTACTAACACTAAAACCTTGACAAACTGTGTCCGTTGAATTCCCATCATCTGCTTGATCATATGGTGGCAATTCTAACTCCTGATCCTCAGCAATGTTGAGAATTTCACCAGTTGCTTGATTACCTGAAGCGATTAAAGCCGCTAAAGGATTAGATGGTCCCTCCACAACGTTATCAACTTGAGGAGTAACAACATCTTGACGATCCAGATTATATGAATGAATCATACCAACGGACTTATACGTCCCGCTGGTTTTATCCTCTGTCACGTCGATTACATTATCTTCACAAATGTGAACTGGCCATGTATCTGCAACTGCAAGAACAGAATCTTTCATTTGCACACCAGCAGCTTCGTAAAGCGGTACTGTTGCAAATTGAGAATGTGTCCAATCTCCAAGAGTCCAAGTTGTTGGATTGCCGTCTGACTTAAACGCAGTCGGTGCTAACACTGTACCAGCGGTGTGTGCAGCAATATGGCCTGGGTCCAAAAATGGACGGATGGTTTTACCATAACGGCCCTTCTCGTCTTCTGTTATTCCCGATTGCGAAAACATAATTTCTCGAAAAGCGTGGAATTTTCTAAAAGAATTTCTCATTTTCCACGAATTAGGTGCTCCTGAAGCAAACAGTTGGACAGAACCAACAGGTAATGTAGGGTCACTTGTGGTTATTGTAGAAATTTTAACATTACACAATACACCACGCACATGACCGTCACGAGTAGTGACTTCATGATTTTTAGAATCCATTCTGGATCTGTCTCTATATAAATTTATATAAACTTGCGTATTTTTGGCAATATCGTTGGCATAGAACAAAGTATCTTGCATAACTCGTATACGAAAGGCTTACCCTGTATTAAAGTAATAGTAGATGTAGACGGGGAACCACCATTATTCCCAAGTTCCGTGCGAATGATCGTGAGTTTTCTAAAAAAAAACGTATCCTTGGGGTAACCGTCTACAAACTACCGGATAAGCTTGTTTGTTATGAACATACCGGCCCATATCACCGGCTTCCCTAATGATTTCTAATCATCCTTCCCGTCTGCGCTACTTAGTCTCCTTCGGAGCGTTGCTCGACGTTCCCACAAGAGGCCAGTGGTTTTTAATCCTCTTGTATAGATGCTCGCCAGAGTGTCTCCCACCTTACGCTACCGTAAATAGATGGATCAGGAACCATATTACCGGTTTCTAAATCGAATAAAGTGGTGACACCATCTGGTCTTCCATGC